TAATAATGTGATGAACGGTAAATTAACAGGGTTAAACGGTTAATAATAATGATAAACGGTAAAGAAATTTTAACATATAGTAAAATGAATATGTTATGCACGCATAGCTTTCTGTAGCCCATATAAACAAAGGAAAACGCATATCTTTTGTTTTTGATAGTATGTGTCCAAAACAGTATTAAAGTAGCTTAGAACGTCTTAAAATAGAAATTAACCGTATCGTATTATAATGAATACTATTAAGATTATAAACAGTATGAATATATATATATCATGGTATTAGTTACCTAGGTAGATATAAAAGCTATGTATGCATAGTATTTTCATGTAGGTAGTTTGAACTAGTTTTATAGTTGAATAGGTAGGTAGGTATTTATTATGTGTGCATAGTATTATTGTCGACCAACTGAAATGAAAAAATATTCTTATGCGTGCATAGTAATTACAAGTGAACTACAAAGATAGTTGAACTAAAAAAATAGTTATGGACGTGAGGGATTCGGAACACGACTTTCCCTTTTGAAATGGGGGAGGGTACATAACACGGGGGAAAGACCCTGATACACACATACCCTTATTTTCACGAACTGACAGACACATACCTAAAAATTCACGAACCCATGGGAATAGTCAATACTACTAATAACTCTAGTACAAATATAATTAGTAGTTATAAATAGGGGGAGGGTATTGATTATGGGAGTTATATATCATGTATGTACATCACTAAATAAGTTATCTCTAACGAGTAACCTATTGAAGATGTTTGTACACTTTTTTTTTATCATTTTCTTCCTGCTTTAGAGGATGGGATAAACTAATAAAGCGTTTTTTTAATAAAGCTAGTGTTTATGGGGTTCTATGGCTTCAGTAAGTAGGCACAGCGTGTACCTGTATATATAGTCACAGTATAATATTATTTGTTATATTTGTAGAATTAAAGTATAATTTATGATTACAAAGAATGGTATTGATTTAAACGTGTGCATGTATTGTAAGGATACCATAGATGATTACTCTAGGACAGTAGACCATTTATATCCCAAGTCAAGGGGAGGTAAATTGAGTAATGATAATAAAGTTCCTGCGTGTAGCGATTGCAATAAGATGAAAGGGGACATGGACATTGTGGAGTTTGGTAGAGCGCTAAGTGGACTAATGTACTATGAACACAAAACACATAAGGAATCCCTTTCCAGGTTAAAGAAGATTAAGGGCAATGTTTATGATATTATTAATAGTAGAAAAAAATAAATATGGAAAAAAATAACATCGTATATGACCTATTAATGCTTGAGGCAGATAGAATCAACATGTACAGAAAAGAAGAGTTTGACCTTTACTACAAAGATAGAAGTGGTGAATTTCAACCCGTAGGAGAAGCATATTCTCAAGATATTGAAAACCTACTAATGGGGCTGTTTAAGAAAAAGAAAATGAGGTACATGATTTCATTCCTTGAATCACTAGATATTCAAAATGAAATTAAACCATCAGCGCTGAAAGTACTAAGGTGCATGTGTAAGGAAATGAACTACGGGAATATCCTCAAAGGATATGGGTCTAGGGATATACAAAACTATACTGGTATCAACATGCATTATGTTACCAAAGGACTAGCCGAACTAAACCAAAAAGATATTATCCGTTTCACAGTAGCCAAGGGTAGAAGAACCTACATGGTAAACCCTATCTACTTCTATAAGGGGTCGTTAAAGAAAATCTTTTATTCTGTAAAGGAATATGGGAGGATGGATGCCCATGAATCCCTAACTAAAGAAGACCCAATAAAAAATCTTAATTTGTTCGAATAATTTGTTATTGATTAATTATTACCTTTACACCTAAAGACCAAAAATTATGTTAGGAGTTACATCATCAATAGACCCCAAGCTAATAAAGAAAGATTACGGTGGTAAAAAAATAAAAATTAAAGCTATGGCTATGACAGAGAAAATGACAGGCGAGAAGTATAAGAGTAAGTCTGCATACAAGAAACATGAAAAGTCAGAAAGTAAATCTGATAAAGCATCTGAAAAGAAAAAGAATCTTTTTAGTAAAAGCAATAAGCTACCCTTCATGGTGAAGATTAAAATGGCTGCTGCTATGAATAAGAAATCTAAAAAATGTTAATATGGCAAATTTAAAAATCAAATTAGCTGCTGCAATGACTAGAGCTAATAATGGAGATAAAAAATTAGTGAAAAGCTCTAGTACTACAAGAGAATCTAAAGCTAATCTAGCAAATCCGTTTGTAAAAAATAATGGGTTATCATCTAATCTAAATTCTATTAAGAGAGCAGGAACTTCTCCTATTCCTAGTTATTCAAATAGCGCTTCTTCAAGTAGCACAAGTAATCAAAGTGCTACGCCTTCAAAGCAAAATATTCTTAAAGATAAAAGAACAAGCCTGAAGAACGAGATTAAAAGTACAGCTTCTGATTTAAAGCAAAAAAATAAAATTCAAAAAATAGAAAATAAATTTGCTAATAAAGGAGCAACAAGAGCTGCTAAAGGTCAAAAGAAAATAGACAGAATAGCAGGGACTAGAGACAGAGCAATTACCGCAGGAAAGGTAGGTGCAGCAACAGGAGCTGTGGCAGGTCTATTAACTTTAGCAGAACAAGCTAGAGAAGCGTTTAAAAGAAAAACAGAATAATCATGAGTATAAAAGGAAAATTATTTTTAGTTAGAGGTGGAGCTAGACCTAGTAGATTCAAAAACAAGAATGAATCTGAAGCTGAGTACCTAATGGAAAAGAAAGCTGTAAAGCCTAAGAAGGTAAAAGTAGAAAAACCTACTAAGAAACCTACTAAGAAACCTACTGAAGCAGTAGTTAACCCTCCTAAAAAATAAGTAGTTATGCAGATGATGGGTGGCAAAATTAAAATGTCTGAAACAAGAGGTTTTAAAGGTACAGGAAAAAAAGCTGATGCAGCAGGAGAATCATCTGAGGAAGGAACAGGTAATGCAAAAACTAAGGAAATTGGTTCAGCTCTTTTAGACACAGGAAAAGCTTTTTCCGCAGGTGGAATGTCTGAGGAACAAAAAGGTGATACTGCATATGAAGGGGGTAAAAAAATTGTTACTGCTATTGTTCCTGTTGTGGGTGGACTTATGGAATTGGGTGATAAAATAGGTGCGCCCATAAAAGCTAAAGCAGAAAAAGCAGACTCACAAGGTCAGGTAAACGAAGCTAAAGCAAAAAGAGGATTTGTAGCAGGTACGCTTTTTAACCCTGCAAAGACTTTATCAAGGACTCTATTTGATAAAGAAAAATCAGCAGGAGAAAAATTGCTAGCTGTTGCTACTGGAGGTATCTCACAAGTGTTTAAGGGAGATGACTATGTTCAGAAATTGGAAAAGAATAATCAAAAAGCATTAGGCATCTACAAAGGAAGACAACCTATTGCGAGCAACCAACCAAGTACAGCTAGTCAAAAATCAATTGGCAACTTAAAGAGATTCAATCTTGGAAGAATGAATGATAAACTTAATAAAATATAAACCTAAATAATCATGATAGCAAAAAGATTAGTAAGTACGATGAATGCATCGTCAAGCGACATGGCTCAATCAGGACCTGGATTTAAGAAATTAAAGATGAAGGTTAAGAGCATGAAGATTCAACGTGGCATGAAACAAGCCATGAAAAATCAGGAAGAAAACAAGTTGGCTAAAGCTCCTAAGTATAGCGACCCTAATCCTGAAACGTCTGAATATACTAAACCTGTAAAAAGAGCTATCGGAAAAGTTAAAGCTAAAATTATAGCTAAAGGCGATGATGTTGCTACAGATTTCAGAAAATGGAAGTCTGAAAGAAAGAAAAAGTCTTCAGGGAGTGATGAAATGGGTCTGTGTGGACCTGATGGTTGCAAGATGGGGAAACCACAACCTGGTCTAGGTTCTAATTGGAAAGGACAATAATTTTTGAATAAACTTTTATTATGAGTTTTGACTTATTTCAAGACAATAATAAATTAAAAGGTGTAGCTACCTCACAATGGAAACCTAGTTACGAAGAGTTTGAGCATCCGAAAGAATTTATAAAATGGATAGACAGCATAAACTCAGGTTGGCAACATAAGACTAGCTACGAACCTTTTAATCTTTATTGCGACCAAGCTAGACAATGGCTAGCAGATAAAACTGAAATCACTGATTTTGATAATGCAGAAGACCAATTCGATTGGCTCTTGCAGGAGAAAGACAAATGCAATGATAACAGCCTATACTTCTGTAATAAATACGGAAAAATTCGTGAAGATAAAGCTGCAGATGGTTCGGGAGCAATACAATATACAGCCTGGGAAGCACAAGAGGTATTACTGTTTCTAGTAGATTGTGGATACTCAATGATGATAGGCAAGGCTCGTCAAATTGGTTTTACAACAACCATGTGTTTAGCAGGTACAAAAAAAGTAAACCTAAATAAATCATATTTTACAAAATTCATTACCCACTCAAAAGAGAAGGGTATAGAGATATTCCGTGATAAGGTAAAGTGGGCTTATTCAAAGCTTCCATCTTATATCGCTCAAGAAGTAAAGAACTGGACCGACCAAATAATGAACTTTGATAAAAAGGGAGATAGAAAAGGTCGTGAAGAAGGTGGAGGCTCAAGGTTTCAGGTGGATAGCCCTGCAATTGACTCTATAAATGGTGGTTCTCCATCAGCTGTATATGTCGATGAGATTGGTTTGCTTGATATCTTTGGTGAAATGATGCGTGAAGGAAGACCTGCATTGTTCAAGTATGACTTGGAGTCAGGCAAGATGAAAATGCAACAACAATTCGTTGCTTGGGGAACAGGTGGAGAGATGGACAAAGGTGGTTCTGTATTTGAAGCAGAATTTAAGATGTGCCTTAAGCAGTGGAGAGAGAGAAACTACGAATATGGAATTATTCCAATATTCATGAATGCTTATGCTAGACGAGGAGTTACAGATAAGCACATAGCAAACGAAAAGAAAGCATATTTAGCATTGGAGGGTACTAAAAAAGGGGAGTCTGCTAAAGTACAGTTCCACCAACACTACCCACTGACTATAGATGACATGTTTATACGGAAAGCATCAACGCTTGTACCTATTGCAACATGTAACATGAGGTTAAATGATATTTATGGAAAAGATACCCCTATTGAGTACGGGTACTTTGAACCAATAATGGATATGTCAATGCCTACACCTGGAATGTTCCTTGATTTTAAATTGATAGGAGCAAAATGGGTGCATACAGGAGACAGAGAAAATGTATCTACCTCGGCAATTATTATACACCACCCACCATTAAACGAATCATGGAAAAATAGATGGTATCAAGGAACTGACCCTATCAATTCAGAAACAGGACACTCAATGATGAGTAGTTCTATATGGGATTCATACCTAAATACCGTTTCTTCAGTAGTATTCCATAGAGACAGGAAATTCAAAAACACATATTTGCAGGTATTATTGCAAAGTCTTTACTATGACCAACAGAAAAGAGGTGGTATTAAAGAATTAGTTGAAAACAACATCGGAGACATGCACGTTGACTTCCAGGAAGTGCTAGGGTTCAAAACAAAGTTTACGTCCAACACACAACTTCCTGAATACCTACAAACACATGGAGGTAAATGGTTCGGTATATCGAATAAGGTGAATACTGCTCCTAGAATTGTGGCTAAAATGGAAGAAATGATTGAAGCATACGGGGATAGGATAGATGTGCCTTGGTTTTGGGAGCAATTAAAGACATTCGTGGAGAAAGATTTGAAATCGCAGTCTAGTCATAGACAAACTAGATACCAAGCTGCCGATTCAAGGTATGATTATGATGATTCCATATTTTCAATTGTATTTTCATACATAAATGCACTGTGCCATGCAAGACACACACCTGAGAATACAAAATCGTCTGAAAAGGAGGCTAAAATAATAACAAGGTATGTTCAATCAAAAGAAACGAACTATAGAAAGAGGTTAGCTAGGGTTGATGAGAAAACGGGTAAGATAGTTAAACTATTAAGCTGATAACAAAGTACAAGCGCCATTAAAACGAGCGCCTGTACAACAGTTATAGCACATTAAAACGATGCTATAACACGGTATATAAAAAATAAAAAACACTAAAATCGTTCTTCTTTCAAAATTTCGCAATCAAAGGCGTATGATAAGTAATCGTTATATAATTCAGGTCTTATCCATCCTCTGTGTTTAGTTTTTAGCCAAACTCCTTTTTTTATACGCCTTACTAATCTTATTTCATCCCAAATATTTGTTATCATAATTCCGTGTTTTTACTATTCATATACCGATTCCGTTAGCAGAAATAACTACCGACCCTCTGGATATTGGTATTCATCACAAAGCAATTTCAGAAAGTGTTCTGCTGCATTATTCGCAATGGTGTGTTTATCCTTGCGGTTTAGTGTTTTCTTGCCTGTTTTCTTTTTATACCAATGTTCGTTATCAATGTAAGCCATTGCGATATTGGCACTCCAACTTCTGCGATAGTCTTTATCGGCTTTGAGTTGCTTTGTAATTTCTGAAATTGCTTTTTTAGTTGTCATTTTATTTATATTTAGTTGTTTAATAATCCGTTACTTCTGCTAACAGCACCTAACCAAAATTTTTGCGAAAAGCAAAAACTATCGGTTAGCTGCAAAACGTTATAAGAAAGTTGGGAATTGGAATCGAACCAATCTACCAGAGCGTTTCAATAATTCCGCCCCGTGTTTTTGACCTCTGTACCAACTGAGGATATTCCCAACCTTCCAATAACAAGGTATATGAATCAATAAGTGATGCGTTCTCCACAAGAACCTGAGAAACAAGTGGGTGCTTACTGCTTATATACCTATCTCGTTAGCGGCTATTTAAAAATTTTAATAGTGATTCTTTCTCCGCTCGCTTACCTTCTTCATAACCAATACTTCTTATATCTGAAATCAGTTTATACAAAAGTATTGCTCTTTGATTACCTTCTATGGTATCAATTATTTCAAACATCTTATGGAAGTAATCTGTAAATTCGGCTTTACGCTCGCTCATTTCTTCCAAGTCTTTAAATAGTTTTTCATTCATAATATTTCGTTTTAAAATTTTTAAACAGTTCACTTCGTCCGCTAACAGCGTATAAAGTAAAGGCTCGTTCCTCGCCCTTCCCTTATACGCAAAACGTTATAATAAATTATAGTCAGAGAAGGACTAAAACCTTCATTCTCTCCTGGCATACACCATATTGAAATTAGGATTGTGTTAATTACACCACCTGACCATGTGCTATTAAAAAAAAGACAGTTGAGTGATAATTACTTTATTTTTATCAAAACCTATCTTTTTATTTTCCCATATACACCCGTATTTATTATCTTCCTTTAATTCGTACAGATGGATATTATTGAAAAAGAATTTTAATTCATTCTTGTTTAGTTTTCTATTGGATAGATTTTTGAAACCTTCTAAATCATCATTCTCACCTCTATTTTCATTAACCCAATAGACATGATACTCTGTCTTTCTTCTTTCTGATTCAAAATTAGCCGAGATATATGACTTTGTTATTAAATGGAAGGTATTATCATCAATAACCTGCTCTATTTTGTTTTTTGAATATTTAGAAGATGTACCCATTAAGCAGCTATTAAAGAATCAAACATTATGTCAACCTCTCTACTTAAAAAGTCTGTTTTTATAACTTTGTAAGTATCATTAACCTCATTTACCCAACAAATATATGAATTGCCAATTTTAATGTTAGTGTTTTTCTCAATTATTTTTTTATATGCACTAAGCTGTAATGAGAACTTAACAAACTCACAATCTTGCAAATGACTCAATCTATTCGTAAAGAATTTCTTGTATTTAGAGTATCTATCAATCTTCTTGCTAGTTTTATAATCCCATATTTCAATTTCTTTTGACATTGTATTGTAAAATAACTTATCAATCATTCCACATAACCCCAAAGCTTCGTCCCCTATAATTAACTCTGCCCTTATTGGTATTAGCCTTAACCTTGAATCATTATGAAACTTATCAATCATTCTGCAAAGAGTCTCCGTTCTAGGATTCCAAGAAGGAGTATAATGCTTACTAAAAAATAAATTTTCTGCGTACTTATGAACCTCAGACCCTACAAACGCAGTCTCCTCTCCGTTTTCTTTCCACATATTTCTAACGTAGTCAACATCAAGACCATGTTTCTTTGCATACTTAACTGCAATGATATCATCAAATGGTTTTTGAAACTTAGACAAAAGACCTGTTACAGATGTACATCTCTTACCATTATAGAAGTAACTATGGTCTTCCTCTCTGAATGTAATTCCTGAGAATTTGTTTAGTTCTAATAATAATTCCATTATACAAGAATTAAATCGTCAACCTCTTTTAATAATTCTGCTACTGCTTTTTCAACTACAGCATTGAACTCGTCATAAGGTGTAAACCTCATCGCTAAAAAGAATTTGTACACACAATCTTCAGGAATATCTATTTCTGCTAACTTGTATCCTACAACCATATTTTGCCTGGCTAATAATGATGCTTCAACTACAGTATATACTTGACCTTTTTTAATCCAATAAGCTGCAGGAAACCCTTCAGGCATAGCTCTATCATTTCTGCACACAACTCTAAAACTTTCCATATACACTAAATTAAAAATCCCTACCCCTTCGTGATGCAGCACTCCGAGGTAAGGATTAAATGTCTTTACTAAAATAATTCGTGTTAGTCTGCATACCAACATTACAAAT